TAAGCTTGCTGGAATCAACGAATCGTTGAAGACAAAGGCTTCTGAACTCCGCAAACAAAATGTTCTTTTAGAACAAACAATTTTAGCATTGAAAGGTAAGCTTGAAGAAGTAAACCTAAGCAATGCAAAACTTCTGTATCAAAACGAAGTACTTACGAACCCCTCGTTGAATGAGCGACAAAAATCACAAGTTGTCGAATCCATTCGTAAGGCAGCTTCTGTTTCAGAAGCGAAGGTTATTTTTGAAACACTTCAAAGTGCAGCGCGTTCTGTCGGAACCGATAGAAAGGTTGAATCGCTGAACGAGGCAATCAGAAGACCTTCTCACACAATACACGGCAAGAAGCCACTAACCGAATCGGTTGACAACAACCAATTTGATTATTGGAAGAAACTTGCTGGTATCCAAAAATAGAAAGCAATAATCCTAAAAATAAAGGGGGTGATAATATGTCTCGTAATCTAATTGAAAGATTAACAGAGGGCGTCGTTAACCGCGACCTCCAGAAAGAAGGTGCTGCTCTTCTCAACAAGTGGGAGAAGACCGGACTTCTAGAAGGACTCGCAAGCGACCATCAACGTGCTGGCATGGCACGCCTTCTCGAAAATCAAGCAAAACAACTCTTAAAAGAATCTACTACAATGGCCGGTGGCGAAGTCCAAGGCTTTTCAGCAGTAGCATTCCCACTCGTTCGCCGCGTATTCGCTGGTCTTCTCGCCCAGGATATCGTCAGCGTTCAACCAATGAGCCTTCCATCCGGCCTCATTTTCTTCCTTGACTTCAAGTTCTCGGATGATGCCTATGGATCTCGCCTCGGAAATGTCGGCAATACTTCCATCTATGGTGGTGGTGTTGTTGGTTCTCAAATCACCGGAGGTGTTGATCTAACCGGTGTTAATGCTGAAAACAGCGGTCGTGCCCTTAACAACGGCTATGCTTCAACAACTGGTTCCAAAGGAATCGGTGGTTCTGTTACTGTTGTGGCATCTGGCTCCATTACTGCTGGCGGTATTCCCGTTTTTGGTGGTTATACTACTGGTTATAATCTTGATAGCTTGCTTCGTTTTGACGCAGATCTAGTTTCAGGTTCTAACTTTGCTGTTGGTCGTGTTGCTACTAGCGCATTTGATGCTTTGGCAGAGAAGGACTTTGTTTCCATTACCCTAACTGGTAGTGGTCTAAATGCTGCCGATAGACAAGTTCGCAGACTAACAAGACTTGACCCTGTTACTGCTGGTAATGTCTTGCTCGTTCTAACAGATCCAGCAGCCGGTAGAACATCAACCAATCTTAGTTCTTCACTCGTTAGCACAAGTACTACAGCTTCATACGTCATTCAAGATACCTTTACTACTGCTGGCGGTGTTGGTGGTATTGCAGCCGCAAGTGCAGGTTTAACAACTGGTTGGGGTCTAGAAGGCAATCCTAGTATTCCAGAAATCGATATCAAGGTTGATTCGATTGCTGTTACAGCACAAACCAAGAAGCTAAAGGCCAAGTGGACTCCAGAGTTAGGCCAAGACCTCAATGCTTACCACAACCTCGATGCCGAAGTTGAACTCACCTCAATTCTCTCTGAGCAAATTGCTCTTGAAATTGATCGTGAAATCCTTGAAGACTTGATTAAGGGTGCCACCGCTGGTACTTACTACTGGTCACGTTCTCCTGGTCTATTCGTCAATCGCGTAACTGGTGTTGAAATCGGGCAGTCTGCCGCTGCTCCTGAATTCACCGGTAACGTGTCAATGTGGTACGAAACACTCATTGAAACCATCAATGATGTCTCTGCACAAATTCACCGCAAGACTCTCCGTGGTGGCGCTAACTTCGTGATTACCTCACCAGAAGTTGCCAACATTCTAGAGTTCACCGCTGGCTTCCGTGCAAGCGTTACCGCTGACGACGAACGCGGCACCATCGGTGCTGTCAAGGTCGGTTCACTCAGCAAGAAGTGGGATGTCTACGTTGATCCTTACTTCCCCCGCAACCTCGTCCTCGTTGGTCGTCGTGGCGGTTCCTTCTTAGAGAGCGGCTACGTTTACGCTCCTTACGTTCCACTACAAGTCACTCCTACCATCTTTGGTACTGAGGACTTCGTGCCACGCAAGGGTGTCATGACTCGCTACGCTAAGAAGATGGTTCGCCCCGATATGTACGGCTTGGTCGTCGTTCGTGGCCTCATTGGTGAAAGTGGCGGATCCTGATAATAACTGAATAGTTATTTCGCAAGTGCCCCCTGTAGTTTCGGCTACAGGGGGTTTCTTGTTTTTATAAGAACTATTTATTTTATTCCAACAGGGGGATTTATTATGGCTAAAAGAAATCAATATAATAGAAGCACATTTCCAAATGATATGAGCGTCGTTCTTTACAATGCTGCTGCCGCACAAGTAGGACCATCGGCAAACTTTACTGTAAATGCAGATGCCGGATTTTTAGCCTATGTTCCAACTGCCGGTACTTTTACTGGTACTATTGATGTGTCTTCTATGAAGAACGGACAAAAACTTGATATTTATATCCCACCAGGCAATGGCTTCCTTCTATCTTGTTCCGATGGAGGAGGTAAGTTATTTACTGGTACTGGATTCGTTAATACTTCTAGTCTTTCTGCTGGTAAAACTTATTTCTGCTATAAACTCGATACAGTCGATTTAGGCACTCCTACCTATAATGTTCTTGTTGTAGCAGGAACTTCTTCCTTTACTGGCTTCTGATATTCTGTTTAGTCTATCTACCGAGCCGATCCTGTGGGTCGGCTTTTTTATTTGTGCCTAAACTATTTACTTGACGGAGGGGTTATGAATGTCCTATCCAGCGTATTCGCCGGTAAGCAAGACAAATGTGGTTATTTTGACCGCAACAGGTTCCACAGCAACAACTGGAAATGGTGCTGGGAATCTGGTCCATTATCCGTTCGGCATTTATGCTGACCCCGCTTCTCCGCGTTATGATGTTAACTTTATTTCTGGTGCTTCCGATCAAGTAGCTTATACTTACAAGAAACTTGGTGGCGATGTCCTGGACCTAGAAATAACCGTTGGAAATGTCTATGCTGCCTATGAAGAAGCAACATTAGAGTATTCCTACATAATGAATCTCCATCAGTCCAAGAATGCCTTACCAAGTTTGATTGGTAAGACTACTGGTTCATTCGATCAAGACGGTCAGTTAAAAGAAGCAGGATTGGCTGGAGCTAACATAAACCTTCGTTATCCAAGGTTTGAAGTTGGATATGCTAAACAAGTCTCTATTGGAATGGCTAACGAGGCTGGTGTCGCTGGTGGGACAACTCCACATTATCAAGCTTCATTCAACCTTGTCACGGATCAGCAGGATTACGATTTACAACAAATAATAACAGACAACGTAATCAATAATAAAGAACCCGCTACTGGCGCTCCTGTAGCTTACTCGGCTTCGTTTGTTAGTGCTAGCTCTAATAGAATAACCATTAGAAGAGTGTTTTATAAAAGCCCAGCAGCAGTTTGGAGATTCTATGGTTATTATGGTGGTTTAAATGTCGTTGGCAATTTGAACTACTACGGCCAGTTTGCTGATGATACTACATTTGAAATTATTCCTGCTTGGCAAAATAAACTTCAAGCAATGGCTTATGAGGATCATATCTATACTAGATTATCTCATTATTCCTATGAGATATTTAATAATAAAATGAGAATATTTCCGGTTCCTATTATTGGAACAATTAATCATATGTGGTTTGAATTTACATTTGATAATGGCGTTGATCCTTGGAATCCCGTTCCCGGTGTGTCTGGAAGCGTGAAGGGAAACGAGCAAGGCATCTCAAACATGAACACCTTACCATTTGATAACCTTCCTTATCAAAACATCAATGCTATTGGCAAGCAATGGATTCGTCGTTATGCTTTGGCCCTAGTAAAAGAAACACTTGGACTTATTCGTTCCAAGTTCGCGACCATTCCAATCCCAGGCGATAGCGTAAATCTGAATGGTGGTGATCTTATTTCTTCCGCAAGAGAAGAACAAGAGAAACTTAAAGAAGAATTGAAGACAACCCTAGACGAATTGACTTACGCCAAGCTTGCCGAAATAAACGCTACCATTATGGATAGCACGACCAAGGTTCAAGAGAAACTACCACTTCTCATTTATCAAGGGTGATGAATGACACACAATAAATGGACCGAACCAGAATTCGCACCACCTCCTTTGTTTTTGGGACAAAAGGAAAAAGACCTTGTTAAGCAAGTCAACGACGAGCTTATTGAAAGAGTTATTGGTCAAGAAGTTTTTTATTATCCCATCGATCACATAACAACGAACTACCATCCTCTTTATGGAGAAGCAATCGTAAAAAACTTTCTACCTCCAATAAGAATTTACGCTTTGGTTGAGTGGTCTTCTTATGGTTCAGCTATGACCGAAGGTTTCGGTATGGATAAGAAATCACAAATTATTATTCACTTCCATCATAGAAGATTAAAAGAAGATCAAGACCTTTTTGTTCGTGAAGGTGACTTTGTAAAATATGATGGTCTTTACTATGAGATCTTTACTCTTGAAGAACCAAAACAATTGTTCGGTCAAATTGGTAACTCACTTGAACTGAAGGCTACATGTGGAATTTCAAGACAAGGACTTTTCGATGCCACCTAAAACACCACCGGATAAACCACCAGAAGAGTTGTATTCTCATACTGGTATAAAGGATGCAGATAGGATTATTCGTGAAATTACTATGATGCCTTCTACAATTGAAACGATTGATGTGGCAATGTACAATTATCTTAACGAAACTTTGAACCTCCACACTCAAACAAACAAAGGTTTCAAAAAGGTTCCTGTTGTTTGGGTTGCATCAGAAAGATCCAACCAAATAAAGAATAAGAAAGAACTTAGAGATGAAAACGGTTTTTTGATTTTTCCAATGATGACTTTGGAAAGAACTAGTATTTCAAAGGATCCGAACTTTAAGGGAGTTGCTTCGGCACATCTTGGAAACATTGCTGATGAGAAAGGAGGGGCAATTGAAGTTGCTCGTCGTATCAGACAAGATAAAACAGCAAACTTTATAAATGCTGATAAACGTCGCACAGTTCCTACGCTTACTACTGGTAGAGGCCCAGGACAAGATAACTATCCAGGTTCAAGTTCTAAAGTTGTATATGAAACCTTATCAATGCCTATTCCAACCTACATTGAAGTAAAATATAGCATTTCGATAAGAGCCGAATATCAACAACAGATAAACGATTTGATAACTCCGTTCTTGACCAGAACAGGGCAGATAACTGCGATATCTATTAGAAACGAAGGCCACAAATACGAAGCGTTTATTCAAGGTAGTTTTGGACAGAACTATAACGTAAAGTCATTTCAAGACGAAGAAAGAATATACAAAACCGATATTGAAATTAAAGTTCTTGGTTATTTGCTCGGTGAAGCTTCTAACTCTGATAGACCAAAGATAGCCATTAGAGAGAATGCAGTTGAATTCAAAATTGGAAGAGAACAAGTAATTCTTGGAGAAGAACCAATTTATACCCCACGTTCTTTTTACAAACGCTAAGAGAAAAGACGTTTGGGAGCAATAATAACTATTTATTTATGAAGTTTCTATAGAGGAGAATTCTATGCCAGCTAATAGTTTTAAGTTTGTTTCACCAGGTATCTTTCTCAACGAGATCGATAACTCCCAAATTCCTCAACCTCCCGGTGCTATTGGACCAACCATTATTGGTCGCGCTACAAAGGGTCGTGCTATGCACCCAATCAAGGTTGACTCGTTTTCCGATTTCGTTGATCAATTCGGTCCTCCTGTAGCTGGTGGTATTGACTCTGATTACAGAGCTTCCACTTTTGCTGGTCCCACCTACGGTGTTTATGGCGCACAAGCTTATCTCGCTGCTGGTGTTGGACCAGTTAACTTCATTCGTTTGCTTGGAACTCCACACGCTGAAACAACCGACGCTAATGGAGAAGCAGGCTGGACAACCTATGATTATTCAGGCGGCTCATCACCTAGCTCAGTTTCTTATGGCACCGCTACTGGTGGTGGAGCTTATGGTCTATTCGTTGCTCCATCTGCTAGCAATGGTCAACATACAGCCACTTTGGCTGCTGTATTCTACGTTACCAAGGGCGGTATCGTACTTTCTGGTACACTTGATAGAACTGGTGCGGCAGGTACTGGTTCTAATGAAGTTATTCGCTTTAGTGGTTCTAACGCTGCTGTTGAACTTACCGCACAAGTTTTCTCCACTAATGCTTATGGAACTCCAATCAAGTTCAAGTTCAATCTTGATAGAGACAGTTCACAATTTGCAAGAAATGTGTTCAATACCAACCCTGTGTTGACCAACACCATTCTTGTTGATTCCACATCTCTAACCAAGAATGAAGGAGTTTACTGGCTTGGAGAGACTTACGAAACACAAGTTCAGCAAATTCTAACTGGTACATTCAGCGAAGTATTCGCTTGGCTTTCACCAGTTGCTAAGACAACCGGTTCAGTTTTATCCGATGGATATGCCTACAACGGAATGAGATTTGGTCCAAACTTCTCAATGCGTACAGATTCCAACATCATTGATGCAAGAACTGGTTGGTTTTTCTCGCAAGATCTAAACACAGATACAGGCTCTTATTCTTACGATACGATGACTAAGCTATTCCGTTTCCACGGCTTAGATGCCGGTGAATGGACACAAAAGAATATCAAAGTTTCTATTGAGAATCTACAAGTATCTCCAAATGCCGATGTCGAACCTTACGGAAAGTTCAGCGTTGTTATTCGCTCAATTCGCGATACAGATGCTTCGCCAACTGTTCTTGAAAGATTCGATAACGTAAATCTAAATCCAAACTCAACCGATTATATCGGTGTGCGTATTGGTGATAAGACAAGAAAGTTTGATTACACACTTCGTATCAATAAAGAATATGGTCAATATGATAACCAATCACGTTATATCCGCGTTGAAGTTAATCCTTCTTTGGAAGAAGGTCTATTTGGAGCAGAACTATTACCGTTTGGTGTCTATGGTCCAATTCGTCCAAAGACTGTTTCTCAACTAAGAACCGGCACAACCGCTGGTACACTTGTTAGTATGATTGGACACGGTAGCTTCTGGCCTGCCAGTAGAACTGATTCTTACATTAGTGGTGCTAGTACCTTTACTTCTTCGGTTGTATTCCCAGGTACTTCACAAAGACTTTCTGCTTCTGATGGTTCTATCACAGATCCAACCAAAGCTTACTTTGGCGCTCGTACAACCATTAGTGCTGACTCTAGCCGCTACGATGCTAGCGTTCCAGATTGCCTAAGACTATACGGTATTGATGAGAGCCAAAACATTGGTATTGGTGGTCTTTCCGCTAGCTCTGTATTTGAACATCAATGGGTATTCTCGCTTGATGATCTTATCGTCGGTGGCAGCAATAATAACCAAGCTTATTACCTAAGCGGTTCTCGCGCTGCTGGTACCTCCAAGACCGCTCTAAATGCCTCTGCAACCGGTAGTGACTCTGGCTACAAGTCAGTCATCAATGCTGGCTTCGCACGCTTCACAGCACTATTCCAAGGCGGCTCTGATGGTCTAAACATTCAAGAAGCCGAACCTTTCCAATACAGAAGATTGTCTGGTACCAACAACAAGGCTAGCGCAGAATACAACTCGGTTGAAGTAGCTATTGACTTGGCTTCTGATCCAAATATGCTTGAAACAAACATGATCGTTGTCCCAGGCATTCGTAATAGTGCAATCACAGATAAGGTTATTACTGCTTGCGAATCCCGTGCTGACGCTCTTGCTGTCATTGATATTGATGATGGTTACAAAGCTTCTACCGAAGCAAACGCTACTACAAGAACATTCAAGTCAAGACTTGGTTCTGTTAACAACGCAGTAACCAACCTCCGCGCCCGTAGAATCAATTCCTCGTATGCTTGTACTTACTACCCTTGGGTACAAATTCGCGATTCAATCAATGGTCAATTGGTTTGGGTTCCACCTTCAGTTGTCGCACTCGGAACTATGGCTTCCTCTGAAAGAGTTAGCGAAGTTTGGTTTGCTCCTGCTGGTTTCAACCGTGGTGGTCTAAGCACAGGTGCTGCTGGTTTGCCTGTCGTCAACGTTGTTGAGAAGCTAACCTCTAAGCAACGTGATGACCTTTACGCCGCAAACATCAACCCAATTGCTTCTTTCCCATCTGAGGGCATTGTGGTCTTTGGTCAAAAGACGCTTCAAGTCACTCCTTCTGCTCTTGACCGTATCAATGTTCGTAGACTAATGATCTACGTCAAGAAGCAGATTTCTAGATTTGCTGCTAACGTTCTTTTCGATCCAAACGTCACCGTAACTTGGAATCGTTTCAAGGCTGCTGTTGAACCATTCTTGGGTTCAGTCCAAGCCAGACTGGGTTTGACCGAATACAGACTTATCCTTGATGAAACTACAACAACTCCAGACTTGATAGATCGTAACATTCTATACGCCAAGATCTACTTGAAACCAGCAAGAGCTATCGAATTCATCGCAGTTGACTTCGTTATCTCCAGAACCGGTGCTTCTTTCGAAGACTGAAAAATAAGTTCACACTACTTACTATAGAATAGGAGAAACAAATAATGGCAAATGCTTTCTGGACAGACGCAACACTTAGAGATCCAAAAAGAAAGTTTCGGTTCACAGTACAACTTCTAGCATATCCAGGTGCTGCTACTTGGTATGCTAAAACAGTTACTAAGCCAAAATTTAATATTGGTTCTGCTCAACATACTTTCTTAAACCATACCTTCAATTACCCAGGTAAGGTCGAATGGCAGGATGTATCAGTTACTCTGGTCGATCCAGTTGAACCAGACGCTGTTGCAAACACAATGGCTATTATCCAGAATGCAGGCTATCATCCTCCAATGGACGTTCAAGACTTATCCACAATGTCCAAGTCCCGTGCTGTTGGTGCCCTAAAGGGTGTCATCATCAAGCAGATTGGTTCCGAAGGTGATCTTGATGTCCTTGAAGAATGGACCCTAAGAAATGCCTTTATCGCCGGTATTGACTTGGGCGACCTATCTTATGGTACTGAAGACTTATCAGAAATTTCTCTTACCCTAAAATACGATTGGGCTACTTGCTTTGTCCCTGGTGCTGGTTCTTCGGTCGATATTTCTGGTCAACCAACAAACGTGGCCGAGCCATTCCAGTCAGTTAGAAACACTTTCTTTGATTTGAGCAATAGAAGATAATTTATATTTGAGAGGTAAAATTGTCTAGAAATAACCAGAGCAGGCTGCAAGCTCCACAGCCTGCTTTTTCCGTTGATCCTGTGAGCGCAATGCCACAAACGCACATTAGTATTTCAGTTCCAAGTGAGTTTGTTGAGCTACCATCCCGTGGAATGTTTTATCCACCAAGCCACCCGCTTCATCGCAAACCTTCTATTGAGATAAAGCATATGACAGCTAAGGAAGAAGATATCCTTACGTCAGAAGCTTTGATCAAGAAAGGTCTTGTATTGGACCGTTTAATTCAAAGTGTTATTCTTGATAAGAATATAGATCCTTCAAGCCTATTGGTATGTGATAGAAATGCTATTCTAATAGCTATTCGCATTACTGGCTATGGTCCAGAGTATGAGGCAACAGCTACTTGTCCTGCTTGTGGACAAAAGCATGATATCAACTATGACCTTGAACAAGCAGAAAATATTGAGTATGTTAAACCAGAAGATGTACATTTCTCAGATCGTGGCTCTTGCATTGTAAAGCTTCCAAAGAGCGGTGATACGATTGAGTTTAGACTTCTTACCGGTTACGACGAAAAAGAAGTTCTCAATGTTGACAAGACATCCGTTGCTAGTACGTTGGTCACAGACCAGTTAAAAAGTTTGATTCTTACCATAAATGGTAATGAAGATATAGCCTTCATCAACGCATATGTTACAGGTATGTCCGCATTTGATTCACGATACTTGCGAAAGGCTATTAAGTCCAGTACTCCAAACGTTGACTTGAAATATAGCTTGTCTTGTAATAAGTGTAATACTCAATCGGTCGTGGAGGTACCGATTGGCATCAAGTTTTTTTGGCCTGACGCATAAGTATATCCAGGGAGTTTATGAAGAGATATTTCAATTGAAGTATCACGGTGGGTTTTCCATTTTTGAATCTTATAACCTCCCTATCAATATTCGTCGTTGGTTTCTGAATCGCTTGGGCGAACAGTTCAAGAAAGAAGCAGAACAAATAAAGAAAGCTAGAAGCAAATCGAAATAACCCTGACCGCCGTAAAGGCGGTCTTTTTATTTATCAACTATTTATAATGAGGTGTAACCATGCCAAAAGACGATAATGTAATTGATTTAAATGAAGTCAAGAAAATGTTCAACAACCAACTGAACGAAGCGTTAGCTGACGCTATGAGTTGGTGGACAAGCACTCTCCTAAAAGCAACGTATGGTTCCAAAGGAATTGAACTTCCTTTCCGTCTGGTTGGTTCCAGAAACGAATTAGCTGCTCTTATTTCCGCTATGGGTTTGGAGCGTCGTTATATGGCTGATGCTCAACGTTATGGTCTTGATAACCCAGTAACGTATAGAACTAAAAATGTATTAGAGAAAGCTATTCGTGATTTTGAAGGCAAGACTGGTATTCCTTGGCCTTTCAAGAACTGATTTGTTTTATATAATAAGGGAGTAATATTATGGGGGCTGAAGGAGGAGGAACTGGAGGTGGTGGTACAGGAGGTGGAAGTTCGCCTCCTGGTATGACGGAAGTTGAAGCAAGAAGACTACAAAAACAAGCCGATCAAGCAAAAAAATCACTTGAGAGTCAAGAAGCTGCTGTTGTGGCTTTGAATGAAAAACTTAAATCTCTAGCGTTAACACAAAAGCAACGTTTAGAAATCGAAAAGTCAATTGCTGATGCCGAGATAAAAAAAGCAGAAGCAACCCAAAGATATTTTGACTTACTCCAAGAACAGGACAAGGCGAACGAGGAACAGCTAAAATTTCTCGCAGAGTATGATAAAAAGCTAGAAGAACTCAACAAAAACCTAGATAAATCTACAGAAACATTAGGTATATTTAATTCGTCCATGACGATGGGCGCATCAGCCGGTAACCAATTCGCACAGTCAATTGGTATTACTGATAGTGCTTTATCTAATTTGTTTGAAAATATTGAAGAAGGTAATTTCTCCATTGGCGGTTATATTGAAGGTATAAAGTCTTCTTTTACTGCTACCAAAATTGCTACTTCTATAGTAAACACATTTATTGACGCAAACTTAGAGCTTTTCAGTTCACTTCAGAAAGTCACTTCAGAACTTAGAAAATCTTACGGTCCAGAATACGGGGATAAATTAGTCAATTCTACAAACTCAATTGAAAGAAATCTAAGAAAATTAAATATAGGGTATGAAGAATCATCCCAGGCTGTTGAATCATTAAACGTCAACATGTCCGACTTTACCGAGTTAACAGATGATCAAATAGAAACTCTGGCAACTGATTCGGCATTGATGACAAAGTTTGGTGTTTCTAATGAGGACTATGCCTCTACTATTCAAGATATGACCAAAGGGTTTGGAGATTCTATAGAAGCAGCCCAAGAAAATATGCGTGAAATGAGAACTTTCTCTAACGCTATCGGAAAGTCTACCAAAGAAGTCATGGCGGATTTCGGTAAAGTAAAAGGTTTCTTGGCGCAATTTGGTTCAAATTATGAAAATATATTCCGTAAAATGGAAGTCATAACAAGAAAGACTGGTGTTGCTATTGAAGACCTTCAATCTATTGCACAGGGTTTTGATCAATTCGATGGTGCTTCTGAATCAGTTGGTAAGTTTAATGCATTGTTGGGAGGCCCGTTCTTAAACACAATTGATATGCTAAACACAGAAGACCCTGCCGAACAAATAATGAAGATGAAGCAAGCATTCGACGCTGCTGGGAAGTCGGTTAACTCCATGCATAGAAGAGAACTTCAAGCTTTTGCGGGTAGCATTCCGGGTATTAACGGTGACATCGATAAGATGAAAAAGTTATTCGGTCAGCTTGACGAAGGAGTATTGGACTCTGCCGAATCTATCAATAGCTTTATCGAAGGTTCTGATGATTCGTCAGACACTATGAAAAAACAAGCAGAAGCTACTTTAACTATAGCTGAATCGCTTGAAGCAATTCAGAAGCAAATGGCTTTGAGCGGCGAGGCATTAACAGCAATCCTAAGACCTATGATGTCAGTAATGCAATTTTTTGCTAGCTTCGGAGACAACGTTGGTTTTGCCGCAATGGGCGTTGCTAAAATGATTAATAAAGTAAGCACCCTTTTTAAGCTGTTTGGAGAAATTACTACTGTTACAAAGAGTTTTTTCACAGCTTTAAAAGAAATAAAAAGTATAGGTGGCATGTTTGGTAAAGTTTTTGGTATGGAATTCCTTAAAAAAATACCCGGTCTTTCCATTTTGATTGGCGGAATGATGGCTATTAGTAGATGGATGGAAGGTGATTATGCTGGAGCAGCACTTGAATTTGGTTCTGGACTTGCGGCCATGATACCAGGCTGGGGTACCGCAGTATCGTTGGGTATTGATGCTAGTTTAATGGCTTCCGATTATGCTGGGTATACAGGTGTGAAGTCAAAGGAAGCGCAGGAAGAAGAAACAGAAATGGCTGTTGGTGGTATCGTAACCAGAGAAGTCAATAACGTTACAATAGGTGAAAGAGGCAGAGAAGCTGTTATTCCTCTTGAAGACGGCAAAGACTATTTGGTTGATCCACTTGCTAAAGCTGTCAAACAAGTAGGTGGTGGAGGTTTCGGTGGAACTCCAAACATAAACCTTACAGTAATGCTTGAAGGCAGAGAGCTTCGCGCATTTGTCAAGAATGTTATTGTTGAAAACCTCAACCCGCTAAAGTAAAGGTGACAAATGGCTTCTCATTATGATACAAGCATTATTGATAATTATGTAAAGAAAAGAGACTATGTAATTCATTTCACCCATATTCCAACCGGGGGAATAGTTTCTTTCCCAGCATTTCTTACTTCTTTCACAGATACTTACACATCAAACTGGGACTCAACATCGGTATTCGGCAGGATGGATGAAATTTTTACTTTCAAACAAACAACGAGGTCAATCAACTTTTCCATAGACATTCCTTGTGCAGATGAAAAAGAATCAGCTAAAGTTCTTAAAGACCTTAGAAAATTAAGCAGGTTCTTGTACCCAACTTACGAGAACGATAGAAACGCAACCACCATGAAGAAAGCTCCTCTAATAAGAATTAAGTTTGCTAACTTTATTAGTCGAACTGTCAATGGAGATGATAGGAGAGGTTTACTTGGAGTTGTAAAAGACATTTCCATAGTCCCAGAGGTTGAACCAGGTTTCTTTGACCCAGACACAAAGTTATATGCTAAAGTATATAAGTTACAAGTACCTTTTGATGTTATCCACGAAAGTTATCCAGGCAACCCTGCTGATGTTCCAGCGGGTACAGGAGAGCCTGAAGTACAGACTACAACAAAGAACCAGCCAAATATTAAACAAGATACTGATGGGCCAGCTACCAATAGTTCTCAGGCAGATGCGAAAGCTTCAGAAGCCCAAGTACTAAAAGTTTTTACTAGTTGGGCAGCCCAAGTAGCAAAAGGATAAACAATGTATACAGATGCAGCTATTATAACTTATTCTGAACTAAAAGGATATAACATTTCCTTTGAGCGTGTCTATGGTAAGGGAGATACAATAAGATTCCATGCTTTTTTGAAGGACTTCTCGGATAGTTACAAGTCAAACTGGACTGCTGATAACATTTATGGTCGGCATGAGCCAATATATTCTTTTGGACAAACAACAAGGTCAATTAGTTTTTCCATAGATATTCCAAGTGCTAGTTCGGAAGAGGGCGAACAAAACTTCCTGAAGGTGAAGAACCTTGCTACATATCTGTATCCAACATATAAACTGGTGAACGGTATTGCTAATATTATTGATAAGCCACCATTATTTCGCGTTAGGTTTTCTAATTTTATTGGTAGAGGGTTTAGCAGAGAAGACGGCGCGTTACTCGGAAGAATAACAAGTGTTGCAGTATCTCCCGCTGTTGAAAATGGTTTTTATGATGTTGG